CTTCTCCACGTAGACATACCGTACCTGATTTATGAGGAATGTTCGTTCGTAGGCCGCTACGTGAGACCGTTCCGTGTCCGTCATGAAAATATAATTGGCTTCGATATACGGGTTTAGATTCCACGAAGTCAGGGCTGAATTTTGAGGATTTCCTTGGGTGTCTGGATAGGAAAGGAAATTTTGAATACCCGTGTACGGGCTGTTCGGAGACCCCGGAATGCGGTACCCGAACGTCGACGATGTAGAGTCTGTGTCCATAACCGTGAATATGTTATACAGACTAGTGAAGGTGACGTGTATTTCGACTTCCGTCAGGCGCATGGCGATGAGCGGCAGCGCTTGTGAAATCTCCTGGCAGAACCAGAACGGTAGCGGAATGGTGAGTTGCCGACCCTGAATTGACGGAGCAGTGATTGGTACTGCAGACGTAGCGATTGCGTTCGGGTATTGGTTCATACGACCATCGGCGTTTGCGGGGTCGTAGAGCTCGGTAAGATTTCCAACCATCTGATCTACAGTTTGGCGCTTTGACTTGGAATCCTTCAGGTAACTCATGACCTTCATCCATTCGCCCGTAAAGCTGGCGATCTGTGTCCCGTTGAAGGTTACGGAGATCTCTTCGATCATATTGTAGCCTAAATTGCGAACCCATTGAAATTCGGTGGATTCGGCGCCGTTGAACCTATCGGTTCGGACGAGAGGAGACCAAATGTCGGGGATGTTGACGCACAGGTAGCAGTCGTGAAGCATATCTGCATAGTTGGGTATTTTGAACCGGAAGGTCTTTATTCCGGCGTTCGGCATGGACGTATCGGTAACGCCACGAGGATCTATGCGAAAATGTTCCATAGCAAAATTGGTTGTCCGCTTGTAGAGTTTGGTAAAGTACGTCATGGACGGATTACCGTTGACGAATACGTTCTGTGCACCGTAAGCGGTGAGCTGCATGAGTCCCCCGGGCATATTATGTATAGTCTATGAATAATGTATGCGTCGTTGCCGTATATCGTAATCTTTGCTTTATTGGGCTTCGTCGTCATACACGCATACATGAGCATGCGATATGGGTATGACTGGATCGGGAATTCGGCTCGAAAGATGATCCGTCGAATGAATCCGAACGCCATGACGTCTGTGACGGATCTTTACAATATTCCGAAGATGCCGTATATGGATCGCTTTGGTGAATTCACAAACGTTCCGAAGAAGAAAGAGAATGTGTATTAACCTACACATTGGCAGGAATGTATCTGACGATATACATAACTTCATCGGATGGTGAATTCATCGTAGGGTAGACGGGATACACCATGTACGGTTGTCCCTTGTTCGCAGAAATGTTCTGACCAATCGAGATCCTGTCGAGTTTTGCGGTAGTCAGTCTATCTTCTGCGGTCAACTCCTTCTTTTTCTTTTTTAAGATCGAGTTCAGGCGAGTCGACAGCTCGTACCCATCTACCCTGTGGAAAGGCTTGACGTTCACGCTGCGCTTCGTCTTCTCGGCGAGGAACTTATTAACATCACTGATCGTCTTGAACGGAGTAGGGTGCTGTACGATGTTTGAAATGATTCGCTTCGTCTCTTCGGAGTTCTTGAGCTTCTTTTCTTTGGACGTAAGCAGCGCATCCGTCCCAGACGCAACATAATCGTCGAGCGTGGCTCGGTTTCCTCCAAATTTCCGGCCGAACTCATCAGCTCTCGATTCCAGAATCAGCACGTCCCTGCGAAACGTTTCGGGAGAAAATACCCGAGGGATTCCACGAAACGTGTCCCATTTCCGAACGTGTCCCAGTTGTCGCTGAAGCTGATATGCCTTTTCAGGAGAACACGCTCCGTTAAAGATTGCGTCTGTAAACGTACCCCATACGGGATGCATGAGTGTCTGTGCTCGCTCTATGCACAGAAGTCCAGTAATCGCTATAGGCGTTGAAAACAGGCTGTGACGAAATATGTAATCTGCAATGATCTCGTTCAACTGTGCAGAATTCGACATATCTCCGATTCCCTTGAGGTGAGTTTTCATCTCAGAGCTCTCCAGCTGATCGAGTCGAAGGTGGGGAATATCGATTACGGTGCGGTCGGGAAGGTACAACTTCCCGTAAAACCCGTCGATTGTTCGCTCGCCGTTGAAGACAAATGCCGAGCAACCAAAGGAGTTCCAGAACATCGCCACATCTTCATGTGAACGCCGTAGGATGCATCCAGGTACAAACAATACTCGACCGGGCTTAAGTATGTCGGGATATTTATCTATGATGCGACGATGAAGGGTCAGTAACTCTATAGTGCCTCGGTCTGTTGTAGGGACAAGGTCTATAACAGGATGAATTTCGACTGCATGAAGGCTTCCAGTGTCTACATGTTTGCAGTCTTTGAACATGAGGTATGTGCCCTCCGCATCGAGGATGCGGGGGTTCAATACGTAGAGACTTTTCCACCCCGGGCGATTGCACCATACGAGTCGGGCAGACGCAGTAACGATTACAATTTGCTCGACGCAGTTCATTGCAGCGAGCTCTTCGACGATTCCCCGCATTTCGTCAGCGTATTCATCAAACTCGTCGAGGTAGATTCTAAGGCGCCGCTCTTTGCGCCACTCGGGATTTCTGCGCTCCAAAAATCTGGAAATTTCCAGAATATTCTTCATTCTAGCAATGTGTGTACATGCGACTATATGTTTCGGAGCTTCGTTGGCTCCCAAAGATATGAGGTCAGTTATATCACGGACCGACGTAAAATCTCCACGGCTGCTGAATGTATAAATAAGGTCCTGTACATTGTTGTCTTCGCAGAACTTCTTCCAGCGTGCCTTGCTAGTAATTGTATGTGCGATGTTTTTCATCGTGAGCAAGAAACTTATCGTAATAGTCTCGTCGGATGTTACAAATCCTTGCTGTTGTTGACTGATCTCGAGAATGTCTGTAACCTCATCGCCTGAAATTTTTTCGTTCTCGTCTTCGAAAATTTCCTGTGTCTTGCGATCCTGAACACGTTTAAGTAAAAGCATCACTTTATTGTCTAGCTTATTCTGCGAAGACATCTCTTAATCTTTAATGAAGCTCAACCTTTAAATAGCTTCTAGCTTCAGCACGGGTTAAACGTGTTTTTCCCAGGGGCCACTTTTTCGGCTCGCTGGATGAATCCACGGGTGTTCGGGCAGCACGTGGCGTTGTCGATTGTACTTCCGGGCTGACAGCCTCCAATTTTGCGGGCACCCTGTGCGGACACGTTGGCTCCCAAGAAAGTGGTATATGTCGAAGAGTAGGCGTGTTTCTGCGACGCCGTATTGTTTGTGTAATAATCAGCGCTCGCCTTGCGTTTCAGATATTCCGTAACCTCGGAAGCACTTGAGAACCTAGCAGCCATTATATTTACAGATAGGAATTATGATAATGTAATGCCCCCAACTCGCTTTCTTCTGGTCAGCACACACACTGAACAGACGACAGGGTACTCGAAGGTGTCGCACAACCTTCTGAAGCAGCTGGCGACGCTGCACCCCGTCGTCAAGGTCTTTCACTTTGGCTTCCAGCGCTCGACGGCGAGGCCGCCGAAGCCGATGCGACCTCTCACGAACATTGTGCAGTACGATGCAGCCGCCAATGAGGAGCCACGTGAGCACGGGTTTGGTTTCAATAAGCTCAAAGAGTACGTCGAAACCGTCACTCCTGACGTTATTATGATCTACAACGACCCGATTGTCGTTAATCAGTTTTTGGAGGCGATCAAGGACGTTCCGAAGACGTTCAAGATCTGGGTGTATCTCGACCAAGTCTACGAGGGTGCCGACATGGGTCTCCTTCGGCGCATTGAAAATACCGCCGACCGAATCCTGTGCTTCACGGAGAGCTGGAAGGAGCATCTCAAGACACGTTTGACGACGGCGACACTCCCCATCGACGTTCTGGAGCACGGTGTGGACACAATCACGTACAAGCCCGCACCTGCGGCCGAGCGTGTGGCCTTCCGCAAGCAGATCAACGTGCCTAGCGATGCGGTCGTATTTCTGAACGTGAATCGTAACTCGCAGCGGAAGCGTCTTGACCTGACGGTCATGGGGTTTACACGTGTTCTTTTGACCAACCCGAACTCGTATCTCGTTATCGTAACGGGCGTAAAGCCAGAGTCGGGCGGATACTACAGCCCGTTGGCGATCTTCATCAACGAACTCAAGCGTGTCGGTCTCGAGCCTACGACGTACGGTCAGCGCCTCATAACCATTGATACGACGCCTCCGGCTGCGTATTTCAACGACGAGACAATCAACCAGATGTACGCTGCGGCCGATATCGGTGTGAATACGTCAAACGGCGAGGGATTCGGTCTCTGCCAGCTGGAGCACATGGCGACCGGCGCTCCGCAGGTCGTTATGGACATTGGTGGCTACCGTTCATTCATTGACGAGTCAACGGGTGTTCTTATCAAGCCGTCGACGTACGAATATCTTTCTCAGATGGCGGGCGTGGGATCGACACAGGTGTCTGCGACGGCCGAGGAGGTTGCAGAGGCTATGAAGAAGGCGATTGGGATGTTGTCTCCCGAGACGTCCGCCAAGTGCATCAAGGCGGCAACGGATCGCCCGTGGTCACGAGTGTGTGACAACTTTTTGGAGTCGGTCATTACTCTGCCAAAGTCGTCGTAAAGAACTGAATGCGATCAGAAAGTAGCGTGCCGATCTTCAGAAGACGCTGGGCATCTCCAAATGCCGGCTCGTCAAATACTTCTTTCGAATCTGGATCCACTAAAAACACAATGTCTTTAATGCGAATTCTCTGCAGGCGACGTCCTCGTTTGATAATGTTTCGAAGATATGAATCATCTCGCTCATCGGACTTCATGTTTGGATTGTAGGCCAAATCCTCTCCTTTGATCGTAGAATCAAATCGCATGCACTGCAGTACGGGTTGTTCCCGACTATGAAGTTTACGATGAATTTCACAGTCGACGGCCGCCTGTTTTATCAGACGAGTAATCCCTTCGGTGATCCGGCCTTTTTCGTAGGAAACTTCATATAGAAATTCGTCGCTCGAAAGGAAGGCGTCTTCGTTGGACCCGTCAAAGCGCTTGGGTCGCATGTCTGCTCGTCGAATCGGGACGACGTTAAACGCAGTGGTGGATGCCGCCTGAGCTTTGGTAAACACCGAGAGATAGAACGAAATGCGAATTGTACGTTCCTCGACAGGTACGACGTTGTCGGTCACAACGCCATCAACGAGGGTCTGGCGGGTAGCATGAGAGCAAAGGCGAATACCACGGCCCATGACCTGATCATGACGGGCGGGGTTCCAGTGCGGCTCTATGATGTGTAGGCGGCGCACGTTTTTGAGGTTGATACCCTCGGCGCCGCTGGAGGTGGCCATGAGAATTGTGAGCATCTTTTTAGCACCACGGGCAACTATGCTTTCTCGAATAGTCTGAGCGTGTTCAGCGTAGTTCGACTGCAGTCCCTTGAAGTCCTCGTTGAAAATGAGACGCATGATCTCCTTTTCTGTCTGGTCTTCCTCGCCCGTGTAGAACGCAAACGCCAGCTTTGCGGGGTCCATATCGGGGCTTTCACGAAATTTTCCATCGACCTTCGTCAGCTTGTATTGCTGAAAGCCATTGGCTTCTAAAATTGCAGACAGGATACCAAGACCTTCGAGACTACGATAGTTTGAATATACAAACTGATTGTGGTCGCCCTCCTCGAGCATGTTGGCGAGAACCTTTGCCATTTTGGGCGAATAGGTCGCCAGTCCAGCGGGGCGGAGGTACTTGTCGGGATTTTCACGGAGTTTATCAAGAATGGCAGACTTGTCGACCTCCTTTCGTTCGTCCGTCGTCGTTGGTATCGACGTGAACAATGCTTTCAGCTCGTTGGGAACCGCATAATTGCAGGCCATGCGGGAGAGTACTCTGTAGTAGGAGAAGTCTTCGTTCAGAGATCCGACCCCCGATGCCCCCTTCTTGCCTTCCGATTGAACTTCGGTCCATCTCTGCTCGAGGTAATTGTTGAACTGTTCGTCCGACATTTCAATTTTTTCCAACACCTTGTCGTCCTCGATGCGCTTTGGAAGCATGCGTTCGTCTGCACCTTTATAGTAGGACACGAGGCCCTGAATGCGCTTCTGGAAAAGGAGAGCGTTTTTCACGTCGAGACCATCGACGAAGGTGTTGACGAAGTCTTGAAAGTTCGTGGGCAAGCACTCTAGATATTCAACCGACACGTATTCACGTGCGGCAAGGACTCCGCCTGGGAAGGTGGACGCAAAGCTCCCCCGAATACCGTCGACCCAATCCTTTGACGTCTTGCTATCCATGTCACGATCGTACTGGACGGCGATGCGTCCTCCAGAAGCCCCGTATACAGACTTGAAATGGGGAGGATTGCGAACGACCTGAATCATGCGCTTCACGCTGTTGAATTCTACCGTATCCACTTCGGGCATCTTGCGGAAATACGCCCCCATGCCCGCCTCGTCCCACGTAGGTAGCTCACGGACCGGTATGAGAATGCGCTCGGCGGGTCCTCGCAGGAGGTTCATAAAGTACGCAATTTCGTTAGGGCGGTTGATCACGGGCGTGCCCGAAAGAAGAACAACCTTGCAGCTTTTTGCGTAATACAATGCATCGTATATTCTCTGTCCAATGTTCGAACCACCTATAACTTTGGAAATCAAGTTGTGCGCTTCGTCGATAATGACGACACTATCGTTAAACACGGTCGAGGTTTTGGGGTCATCTTCCGGAATCAAAACCTTTACGCTTTCTGAATTCAGACCGTTGTAATTAATGAACGTGTACCTTGCATCGATGAGTGCTGATATTTGTTTGTCGATGCCCCTGCGAATATCCAAGGGGAGAGTGTTGTAATTGGGTTCCCGCCCGGGAACGGTGACGTAATAGCGGCCTTCCGTGCGAAGCAGCTCCTCTGGAATTTTCAGAGCAAGAGCGGGAACCTTGTCGGCATCGCTGCTTATGACCCGAGTTTCCCAGTAGTTATCGAGCATGTAGATAGGATCCCCGCACTTGCGGATTTCTTGTCGGAAGTTATTCTGCAGTGAAGCAGGAAGCATCACAAAGACCTTTTTGTCGGACAGAAGGCTCTCGGCGACTCCAATAGACGAGCAGGTCTTGCCGGACCCAAGGCCGTGGTACACGAGAAGACCACGATAAGGTGTTTCAATCATAAGATAATCACGTACGAGTTTTTGGAAAGGCAGAAGCTCACGAGCTCCTTTGGCGACGGACTGGCGGACGCAGACGTCTACGCCGTCTTCGTCGTCGGACGTGTCGAGCTTGCGATACTTCATGAAAATTCTGGCGATGTAGTCTGCAAATGTCTTGCGGTTTGGAAGAACAGACACGCCGGCCGCCATTGTATGGACATCGTAAATAAAATACACTCTCCATACAATGTTCTCGCTTGATAACGATCCACGCATGTGGATGGTTACGATTTATTTGTTCCTTGCGTCAGCACTTTTGTACTTTAAGCCGACGATCGTCTTTGACGGCGGAAAGGTGCGTGAGTTCGGAGCGGGGCGCAAGGACGCCACCGTATTTCCGCTATGGTGGTGGATGCTCATTCTTGCAATAGTGTCCTACTTGTTCGTCCACTTTGTCATGCAGCTCTAAACAGGCAGGACAGCCGGCGTCGTTTCTTTGGCGGCCTCGATCTCTGCATTTTTCCGGCGCTGAAGCTCGATCATGCGCTTGCGGAATGCATCCGCTTCGTCAACGGTCGGCACGCACGCAGCGGCAGTTGCTCCCGAACGAAGGTTGAAAATGCCCGCCAGAGCGGCTAGCATGAGTGCATATCCGAAGGAAACCCATACCGCCGATTCCTTGCCGAGACCAAACATCATGAAGAATTTGTCGAACTGGATGCGAATGTAGGGGATAGAGATGAGCCCCCAAGCGACGACGGGGTACAATCCCCACCAGGCAGCTTCTTCGGTTGCAGACGCCCAATCCTGTTTTTGGCATTCACTTGTTGAAAAAATTATAGAATACACCACACCGAGTCCAAAAAAGAGTGCGTATATTCCGGCTGCGCATAGGGCAATCCACACTATACCCACCATTATTCATTGGGAAGACGAACTTCAAAGACTTGTACAATGCGCACGAGCTGTTCGAGAATACTAGATCGCTGCACGTAGTGTGGTCGAGTAAGATCCATGCATTCCGACAGAGTCTTCCACCCTATCGCAGAAATTTCTCGGCGCTGCATGTCGGTAAATTTCTGGTGGATATCGAACGGCTCCGACAGGAGCCCGATGAAGTACCGATGTTGATACGGGATGTTGTTTGTACCGAGAAACGTCTCTTCGAGTTGAACTCCGTTTACAACGAGGTACGAGCGGCGCAGGATATTTGTTTCTTCGTAAAATTCTCTTTCTGCGCAGAGGGTGTCGCTCTCACAGCGCATTCGGCGGCCTTTGGGAAACCCCCACTCCGCTTCGTCGTAGGTAGACGAGGCTGCCGTTAACAAGGGCTTTACGATTTCGAACCTCTCTCTGGCGATTACAAGTTCGTGGTCACGTCTGTCCGTCCACATCTTTGCCCATATTTGGTCAAACGGTTCGTTCAGTAGCCGCACGATCTCGGTTTTCGTCATGTTTTCGATAAGAGTTCGAACGTAGTCCGTCCTCGCCGGGTCGTACTTCCCTCGCACAAATTCCGTGAAGGACATACTGTCCTTTCTCCGCACCATCAAAACTTCAACGTCGTTGATGTCGTCGATAGGAAGACGCATGCGTTCAGAGGGGGACCTTCGATTCCGGAGGAGTATGATTCCGCACGACAATACTGGGTCTCGACATTCTCGGAACGGGTGTCCCCGTTGACCGCAATTATTACAGAATATATTCATTGGCTGCTTGTTACAAGCCTTGGCTTTTTCGCTTCCGTTTTTACCTGCTTCATACATAATGAGTGCACAATGTCCTCCTGCTGCGCCTGCAGCACCCGCAGCGCCCGCAGCGCCCGCAGCGCCCGCAGCACCTGCTAGTAACACGGGGATTATTATCACGGGCGTTGTTGCGGGAATTGTCGTGATTGCTTTAGGATACTATTACGGGTTTCGCAGCCAAGCCCCTATTACCGGTCGAATCACGTCCTTTCTGATTTACTCGGTCATTATGTCTCTTCTGATTTTCGGAATTTACTTTTTCGTGTTTGGAATCCAGGGCAATTCGACCTCGTCGGGCAACTTAGCGCCAACTCCGGTTGATTCCGGGACAGCGCGTACGGTGACGGCGGCCACTCTACCCCTTTCGTCCGGAGTGAATGGCGGAAACTACGGACTGCAGTGGTGGATGTTCATCAAGGACTGGAACTACAAATTCGGGGAGGAAAAGCAGGTTCTCGTGCGTGGTTCGGCGGGAGGGTACAATCCGTACATATACCTTCATCCCACGGACAATAGTCTGTGCGTGAAGATTAACGTCTTTTCTGGAGCGGGCGGATCTGCAGACAGCAGCTCTCCTGCGCCGGTCGGAGGCGACGGTTCCTCTACGGATGATTCGTTCACATGCAAGGTCGACAACGTCCCGCTTCAATCGTGGTTCTGCGTGAACCTGTCGGTGTCTGGACGCAACGTCGACATCTACCTGAACGGCATGCTCGTGCGCTCGTGTCTCCTACCAGGTGTACCCAAGACCCCGACGGGCGACCTACAGCTGATGCCGAACGGTGGATTTTCTGGAAATCTCATCGACGTCTACCACCAGTCCAGAGCCCTCACGCCCAATGAAGCAAAAGCATTCTGTATGAAGGGCACAAGCGGCACGAATTATAACGAGCTTCCGTCCAAGTCGCTGTTCGGGTACAACGTTAGTTTTTCTGTGAACGATAGCGCCACCGGAAAACAAATAAAACAATACACGCTCTAAACAATAATGGACTTGCGGACGATACTTTTGTCCATGATGACGCTCGTCATCATAGGAATTATCGTTCTCATCATTTATCAGCTCGTGTATGGGGCTGGATATGTGCTCCCTTCGGGCATATCTCCCGTCAAAATGAACGTCACGCTTATCGACCCACTACACGAGGGGCGTGACTACATGAAGATCGACACCATTCTGCCTCGATCTCAAAACGAGGAAGACGGAATTGAATTTACATACGCTGCATGGATTCTTGTGAACGACTACGACGACGGAAAGAAACCAATCGTGTTTGTGAAGGGAAACTCCGACCTGTCGATGCAGTCGCCGTCTGTAACCATGCGAGGTGGTCGCAATGAGATCCACATTGTGCAGGATACGTACGAACAAACCAAGCCAGGAAACATCGTCGTGCGCAATCTTCCGGCCGGGAAGATGATCCACCTTGCAGTGGCTATAAATCAACGGTCGATGGACGTCTACATTAACGGCACGCTCTACCAACATCAAACTCTGGCCGCTCTTCCGATGCAGAACGACGGAGCCGTATACGTCGCCGACAACGGGGGTTGGAAGGGACTTATCGGCAGTTTCATATACTACAACTATGCTTTGACGCCGCAGGAGGTTCGTTCGCTCGCCAACACCAAGCCGAAGCGGGATCCGAACGACATTCCTCCCTACGCTCCCTATCTCGACACAAGCTGGTGGATCAAAAAATATTAAAAGCGTAAAGTAATGCCACTACCGAAGAAACGATCGACTCGCCGACGGAGTCGCAGCCGCAACCAGCGAAAGGTTGGCGGGGCCGAACGTGTATTTGTTCTTTACGAATCCGGAGAACACATAGATGAAAGTCCGAAACTTATATCTGTATTTAGAAATCGTGATGCCGCACTGGAGAAGGTGAAAGAACTTATTAAACCTATGAACATAGATATAAAGGCTTCTGCCGAAGATCCCGAAGACGCAGGCGAGTTTATCATGGAAGCGGGGGGCAACGGAATGGTTGCTTACAGCGAATTTCAAAGGGGTGGTTTTTACGTGAAAGAGCTACCGTTTGAAGAATGACGCTAAACAACCATCTGCATGTTTCCGATCGCTGAATTCGCCTGCTTTTCGCCGCTCGAAATGCGAGCCTTTGATTCATCAAACTGCTTCTTGAGTTCATCAATCTCTTCGTCCTGTTCCTTGTCGTGCGTTTCGATCTTGTCGAGGCGCACAAGGGTGTCGTCGACGCCCTCCTTTGAGGGCGGGTTGGCTAGGAGACATATCAGCGCCATAGCTAAGACGACAAATCCAATTGCAAGGTACTTTCGGAAGTTCAGTTTCATCTATATCTTTATTCTAGGATAAAGATATAGATGTCGTCGTGTTACTTTACGCCAGCAAACAAAGACAGCAATGCCCAGTACAGTACCCGCATGTACAGCTCGTCGGACGTCACTCGCATGGTTCGTGACCAGTCTATCCGCAACAACTACGTGCAGCTCAATGCGAAAAGACTGTCGGTACCTGGGGGAGTCTCGCATGAAGATCTGTACGCCATTTCGCACACAGTGGGCTCTTACGCAGCCGCATCTTCGCTGACGTCGGCGTCCTACGGCCAGTGTACTCCGTGCGCAGGCATTCCGTTTCAACCCACGGCTGCGGTCCGCATCATTCGGAATAATTAATCAGATTTATCCGAGACAAGATCTGCATCTGTTTTGCGTGGCGGGCGGCGCATGGTTTCCTTTAGAGATCTTCGTAGCTTCTGCTTCTGTGTTCCGCTCAGCGTTCCGGGTTTGTATGTAAAAAAGAACCTCAGAAAATCGCTCGATTTTTTTGAAGTTTTTTCCTTGATTTCCGATGTGTGTTCTTTGATATCACGAAGAGTCGCCTGCTTCCCGATACAGTCGAGCGGGGTCAATAATTCAAAGCGACGAGATGCCTTCTTCGAGTGGGCCAGATCGACCAGACGCTGGGTAATGCAAACTATGCGATTTTCGTCGTACCCTTCTAGAAAGTGAGCATCTGCATAAACGAAGCCCATGAAAAATTGAAGAAGGGTGGGAATGGATGCGACCTTCAGACCGTTTTTCAGGTCGTGGTAGCTGTGGCATCCGACCGTCTGAAATATGCGCACCCGCAGCGATCCCGTCTTCTTATCTAGAATATCAACATGCTCTGGTAGGAGTTCTGCGTACGGCGGATGAGCGACGGCCTTCACCTTGTCGTCTCCAAACACACCTACAAACTTCTTAACTTCGTCGTCGACGGCAGGGGTGAGGACGTCCACAGGAACATTCCACAGATTCTTGCGAGACTTGGAGTGCAGTTCAATTGCATGAGAGCCCAGAAGTACGATGTTTCTGCCGTGCACGAGCTTCTCAATCGCCTTGTGTTCCGCTTCAGTCAATATCTCGGAAGGCAATTTCGGAGTTTCATCCTGTATACAGCCGACAGTGTAGTGCTTGTTGAGTAGCATGAGGCGATCGTAGACTTTCTTCCAGCGCGAGACGTCGCCCCTCGGTCTGGAGAGTTCGAGATACATTGACATCCGCAGAAAGTTGGGCGTAACGTAATGAATCCCCCCACGATGAATGTTCTCCTTCCACAGTTTGTCAAAAATCTTGGGCTCCAGATACGTTATATCGGCAACTCCCATAAAGTTCACGAAGACCTTATAGGTCATAAGATGGGATCCGGGCTTTACTTCTACCGATTTAAATCCCAACTTACTATATTTGTCGGCGAGTCGAAGAGCGTGAACCTGCGGCTCCTTGCTATAAAAGTCGTAGTCGGGGATATCATATTCGGGGTCGTAGAAACGATCCTCGGGCGGAAGTAGGTTGTTGATCGCAGTGCCGCCATAACATAGAACTTGCGTAACTTTCAAAAAATCCTCGACGATACGAAGGATCTGCTTCACGGCGGGGTCATGGGCTGCCTCGTAGTCCACCTTATCTTGCGCTAATTTGAGAAGTGCCTCGTCCATTATATGAAGAAGACAAAATGGATTAAACTGTCTGGATCAAATAATAGCATCATAGGATGGCCGCCGAACTACGTAAAAATCAAAGACGCCGCACCAAGAGCGGGGAAGCCGCCCCACCGCCCGCACCACCTGCAAATGAGCCAAAATATAATCTGCGTTCTAAGGGCCCTGCTCCCGTTCGCTGGGTCGACGACGACACGCTGTTCGACGACTACGAGTCTAAAAATCCTCCGCCGCCGGTAAGCCCTCCGTCCCCAAAGAATGTCCACGGCATTCAGGTGCCTGGGGACATTCCGGTATCTGTGAAGATCCACCTACATGCCAAGGTGAATGCGGAGATCGAAGATGACGACGAGTACGAGGAGGAGGACGACGAGGACGACGAGGACGACGAGGAATATGATGATGAAGACGACGTCGACGAATCCTTTCTCGGCAAGCTGCTCGCCCATCATCTGGGCGGTAAAAGCTCCGGCGGATCTCGCAGACCGAGAGTCCTTGTAGACGAAGAGGAAGACGACGTGCCGATTAAGTTGTACCGCAAGGAGCGCAGCTACTTTGAAGACATGAACAAGAAAGATCGGAAGAAGACGATCAAGCAGATGTTTGCAGTGTCTGAACTTCTCGGAGATACGGAAGTTCCGTACAAATTCCGGGTGCTTTCGCTAGACACAAGCCCGAAGATCCAGACAGAGATTATTCGCAAGGTGGATGCTATGAGCCGAATGGGCAATGATAGCGGGGAGACGCAGAAGCTTCGCAACTGGGTGGACGCCATCTTGCGGGTCCCCTTCGGAAAGAACATTCCGCTACCCGTCACGTGCAAAGATAGTATCGAGACCTGCGCCGACTTCCTAAAGACGTCGAGAGCTACGCTGGAAAAGGCGACATACGGTATGTTGCCCGCCAAGACGCAGATCATGCAGATTCTCGCTCAGTGGATTTCGAATCCCGATTCGGTCGGAAACTGTATCGCCATGAAGGGGCCGATGGGTACCGGCAAGACCTCGTTCGCCCGCAACGGCATCGCCAACGTCCTGAAGCGCCCCTTTATGTTCTTCTCTCTCGGCGGAGCGTCGGATATCGCCCATTATTCCGGACACTCGTACACTTACGAGGGATCGATGTGGGGCCGCATCATTGACGCCATAATGCAGTCGGGATGCATGAACCCGGTGTTGTACTTTGACGAGCTGGACAAGATTTCGGGAACGCCGCATGGTGAGGAAATTACGTCCATGCTGATCCACTTGACGGATCGCTCGCAGAACTCGCAGTATCACGACCGCTACTTTGCAGGTATAGACTTTGACCTATCGCAGTGCTTGTTCGTGTTCTCCTTCAACGATGAGACGAAAGTACACCCCGTACTGAAGGATCGCATGTCCGTCATCCAGTGTTCCGGCTACACCAACGACGAGAAGAAAATCATCGTTGCAAATTATGTGTGGCCCGACGTTCTGAAGCACGCCGGTATTAAGCGTGAGGACCTGAGTGCAACCGAGGAAGCGGCCGAGTACATCATTCGAGAGTATTCCAACGGCGAGCAGGGCATGCGCAACATCATCCGTGTCGTGGAGACGGTCGTCAGCCGCATCAACCTACTACGTCTGTCCGACGAGGAGAGCGGCAAGAAGTACAAGTTCTGGACAAAAATTGAGTTCCCGATGAAGATCACCAAGGATACGGTTAAGACGCTGCTGCTAGATGTCGACGTAGCGCCGCCGGAGGCATGGCGTTCATTGTACAACTAAAATACAGCCGAGTCTGAATAAATAGATGAGCGCTAGTTTCCAAGAAGAAACCCAATTTGCGAAGCGCCACATTCGCAACCGTTTTTCGCTAATGGTGATTCCTCACGTATCAGAAGGTATCTGGAGCGTCTACGATAATGCTAAGCTTATTTGCGAAAAGAACGGACAGCCAGATCAGATCCTGATGACCTTCCAGAACCTGCTGACCCGAATTCCCCAGTGGACAGACGATGTCCTGCAGGCCGAAGTCAAGCGGATCGTCGCCGCTTCGAAATGTTCGTATCTCGAGGAGCTTCTCACGGGCGTTCTTTTGACGTACCTGCGTGCTTTTGCCGCCGTTCAGTTTCGTGGAGACAAGGAGGACAGTGTCGACCTGCAATTCGAGCGACCACCGCTGTCCCGCTTCGTGCACGAACTGTATAAGGAGTCTGCCCGCAAGTGCTGGGAACACGCCTTTTTGTTTCGCACGGTGGGCGTCCGGACGGAGCAGCAGGCACGCAACCGCCAGGACATTGATAAAATGCTCGATGTCGCTCTGGATACAGTGTTGGACTCTTTCCTGCCGTGGCAGTCGATCGTCACCACTTATTTCTCGACGTCGGAGCCCCCAGCAGCGCCGACTGTGGAGGAGGCAGAGCCAGAGCCAGCTCGTGCCGTGTCTTTCTCGAACGAGGGCGAAACAGACGAGGAGAGCGAGGACAGCGAGGATGACGACGACGAGCCTCCGAAGATAAAACTAACCGAGGAGACGATGGATCTCGGCGACCTCGTAAAGTCTCTCGACGTGGATTTGAAAGCAGATGAAAAGGTCGAGCTGGCCGTCCCTACGGATGGAGAGACGCTCGTTCTAAAGCTGTAAAGCAATGCACATCTGCTTAACAAACAGAGATGGTCGACACGAACCTTATTGCAGTGATGGCGATCGTCGCAGTGGCGGCTGTCTGTATTTATGCGGTCGAGCGGTACACTCGCAGCAAGCCGATTGAGTGGCCGGACGCCGCTAAGATCGGCGCAGTCTCGGGCGCCGGCGCTGGTGGGCTCGTGTTTGCCCTCGGAGGAAGTTCCGAGGTGCTGGAGATGGCATCCACGGCAGCGGGATCTGCAGCGGCCGCTGCAGGGGATATGTTTGTCGGAAAGCCGTCGTTCTAACACGTCTTCCACCACGCCCGTGCAGCCTTTGATGTTTTGCGTGTTTTCCTCACAATATCGGAATCAGTCGAATGAAATGTTTTTCCACACAGCAACAGTGAATTCACTCGGGCATACCCCCACTGCTGCTGCGTCGCTCCCGGCCGGTGCCCCGTTCGCCATGCCGCCATTCCCCGATTGTACGATTCTCTGAGAGCTTTTACCGGCACCCCCGTCGCTCGAGATTTATCCTCCAGCGATTTCGCATCCGGATACAGCTTTTTCCATTGTGCCGTATATCCCGATTTCCGAGTCTTGGCGCCCCTGTCTGTCTTGAATCCGACGTAGGCTTTCGGAGTTTTCCACGACATGGAACCGTACTTGCGGATTTCCCGCTTTCGTTGCGCTTTTCGAGTCTTGGAAAGGCCACTGAAGTATTTGCGGGGTTCGTACATATTCTTACCTGCGAAATTATGACTCAATCAGCAGGCACGTCTCGCCCATCGGCAGCTTCTCGGTAAAGAGGTACTCGTCCGCAATGCGGTTCTGCTCGATCTGCTTGCGAGGCACGGAGTCACGGGCGTACCTTGCAATCGCCTTGTATAGATGGAAGCCCCGAAACCGTTCGTGAATTCCGTCAGGTCGGAAGAGGATGGAGGTTCCGTCGGGCAGCGTGAGCCAGCGCTTGAATAGATTGTAGAGAGGTATGGAGTCTGTACTTCCCTCCTTTCCGCCCGGAAAGCAGTTCAGAAAGATCGAGGACGCCATCCGGGCCAAATCGAAGGACGCATTTGGTTTGACTTCTGGGTATTTCGGATTGTAAAAGGGTTGCGTGTTGTACTGCCCCCCTGCCTCCTCCTCCTGCTCGAACTGATCCGACATGAAGAATTTGGAGTCTCGCATCTTTGGCAATTTAATAGAGAGGGTTGCACGGTCAAAGTCAATAATCTTTATAAGACATCCGAAGGTCGGTACACGATACGTCTTGCCTCCTAGATTGTAGTAGACGAATTCGCTCTCGGTGCGGACGTACATGACGTTCATCACGTGGAGGTCGTTGTGCACGAACCCAAAGGTCCGCTGTGCGTATGCGAGCGCAAACACGACCTGTATAACCCACGCATACCGCTTCGACCATTCTGGGTTCTCCTTGAATAACTTATACATGGTGCCCTCACAGGCCTCCATTGCCGTGATCTGGATGGGGGCATCTTCAAAAACGGCGTGGGCAAATGCCTCGTCTTCTTCCGGCTCTTCGAACCCGTTCTCCTCCTCCATCGAATCATCGGTCGAGCACGATCGCACTTCAAACACATAGTCTGTAGAGTTTCCAGACTCGTAGGAGGACTGATCGTCATCTTCATCCTCCGAGTCCTCGTCGTCATCGTCAACGTCGTCTTCACCGCTTTCGTTGTTACGCAGGACGGCCGGTGGAGCCACTGCGTCCAGATCCTGGATTCCGAGATCGACAGGTCCGTCCATATCCTCCAGCTCCACGAGACCCGACGAAGGCTTTTTCAGGCGGAGCTCGAAGAAGTGCCCAATATTCTGCGAAAACCACGCTCGGTCGCAGAGGTCTTCATAGTCGTCCGAAATGTTCAACGTATGGCTCGCAGCAATGCCGGAAAAGACGCCGAACACTTTCGGGAAGTGAAGACAGCCTGTTTCCGATAAGACGATCGAAGCCAGAGAGCCCACGTATGCAGCATTGTAGGGCGACTGAAGCCGCTGTGTGGCTTCGTTCCCCTTATGCGGCAGCCCGGTCCCGGCATAGTCTCCCCGCATGACGTTGTAGGGAGCGTACAGCATGGTTTTCTTGAGATGGATTTTCTGCTCCTTGCCTCCCACGAATACGGTATCGCTGTTCACAATCGTCTGGACGGCATATCGAGTGCGAATGCCGTATGCGTACGGGTTCCTGATTTCATCGAGTTTAAAAAGTTTTTGGATGGAAGGAAAGTATGGTTGGATTCGCCGGAGCCCCCATACTTTCTGAGCCTGTTCCTGCAGCCCATGAAGGTTCGAGTACCTCTGAATCTCAATGGGGACATTTGTAGTTCTCAGGTCCGGCGGCGGCTTGGGCATTATTAAGCCTTCACGAAAGAAGCACCTTGTTTTTTACGCTCAGCGTGCAGCGTGCGTTGTCTCTCGCTATACCGTACGCTCAAGTCCAAAAGAGAGCCCTCTTCTGGTATAAAGTAGTCAAACCAGTCTCCAAGAATCATGTTAAACACGTACTTCAATTTGGAGCTGAGGTCGTTCAAAAAGATAAATACGGCAAACATGAAGAACATGCCGCTCGTATACGAATCTATGAAATCCTCGAGCCCCTTGCGAATCGGAATGATGGGGGCAGCGGTGTCCAAATAGTATGTAAGCCAAAACGCCGTTATGGCGATCAGTACGAGTTCGACCGAAATATCATAGAGTTGAAAGAGCAGACCTTTATCCTCCCATATCTTCTTCATTTTTTCATCCTCCTCATCGTAAGGGTCGAATGTATACCAAAGAATGTACGAAAGAATCGCACCCGCCAACGTGTATATCAGAGCAAATATCGCAATGTTGGCGGTAACACGCATCGAGTCGCCACGTGAGAGTTTTATGGAGTGAATATTGTAGGCATAATCGTCTTTCGCCATTCTATATCGTCTTGTTTATAACCTCCAAAAAATAGGAGAGCTAAGTAATATGAACTTTAGCATACGAAAATTTAACATGGACGTCATCAAGGAGAGGTGCGCCATGGACTCTCGGAAATCTCCCATGATCGTAATTATAGGTAAGAAAGACACTGGAAAATCCTTCTTGGTGCGTGATATTCTTCACCATACGCAAGACTGTTTTCCTATCGGAACTGTGATCTCGGGCACGGAGGTCGCCAACGAGTTCTTCCAACACATGGTTCCCTCGAAGCTCATACACGACAAGTACAAGCCGGACATCATCACGAACGTCATTCGGCGACAATTGGGTCTCAAGCAGCAGCGAAATCATACTCGTTCGTCTGGCGTTGATCCGAGGACGTTTTTGATTCTCGACGACTGTCTGTATGACGCATCGTGGATCCGAGAAGAGTCGACGAGGTACGTCTTCATGAACGGTCGGCATATCGATTTGACCACTATGATCACCATGCAATACCCTCTGGGAATCACCCCCAATCTACGCACGAACGTCGATTTCGTCTTCATCCTCCGTGAAAATATTCTGGGAAACCGCAAGCGCATCTACGAAAATTACGCAGGCATGTTTCCGACCTTTGAAATGTTCTGCCAGTTCATGGACCAGTGTACCGAAAATTACGAATGTATCGTCATCTGCAACTCCAGCCCCTCCAATAAGCTAGAAGATCAAGTATTCTGGTACAAGGCCAGCGACCACGGGCCGTTTCACTTATGCGACGAGTCCCTCTGGGCTGATAATAAACCCTTCAGCTCGACAATGCTATCGGCGGCAGAATACAGCCCGGATAAGGTGGGGCGCAAGGGCGAAACGATCTGGGTGAAGAAAGGCGGCGTATAGTACAATGTACGAAATACTCGTCTTTGAACACAACTCACTGTATGACTACTGTACGAGGGGCACTTCAGATACAGCTTTACATGCATTCGTCGAGATGTGTAGAGAATTTGTAAATCCAGAATATGTATTAGAGAATGAAACAAGCTTTGATTCTGGGAGTTTATTTATGAGCTATGCAGATCGCTCTGGTAACGACAAACCGATGCTTGTTCTTTTGATAGGGACCATCACCGAAGACATGATTGCTCTGGCAGGTTCGGAGCTCAAAAAACTATACATTCGAATGTGCGAAGAGTGCAATAACGTCGAAATTCCAATCACAACAAGAGTATGTAGGGAATGTGCGAATCTCTAGTATGACCAACTTACAAGATAGTTGACCTCGGCATTCGCAAACCATTGCATTGCAGTGTAGAATTTGTTGTGGTCCGACGGAGTCCACGTGCCACTAGTCTCGTCCATCTTCACGTCATCCCAAGTCGGAAATCTCTCAAAGAACGCCGATGCGTCCACGATCGTTTCGTCGTTACCAAAGGACTGAATGTATTCATAAAACACCGATCCGCAAAGCTGCATGTATTTGCGGTGTTCCTGGGGAACTATGACAATCTGCGAAAGGTCGTATATTCGCTGCATGTTCTTGGAGAGAATATAAGGTTTCCCGGTCTCTAAGCACATATTGAGAGCACACGTAATATTCATATCAAATCCCATTGTGTGATGTGATATAAATAGTTGTACGTATTCATCCGATTTACGCATCACGCAGTGCCCCCTCGGCCGGATGCGCAGGGGTCGATGCCGCCGCAAGCACGGACGACAGCGTCTGTGCGTCCACAATCGCCGGGTGTGCACCCTGCGCATTTGCGAGTCGCCGCTTCTCATTCTCCGCCTTCTGTGTCTTGATGGACTCCTCACGCTCCTCCGCAAAGAACAGCTCACGATTTGCCTCGTTCTCCTTGTACTTGCGCATGATCTCGTTCAGCTGCGAGTTGGCGTACTCGACGTTCTCCATCAGGTGCTCCGACGGCTCCCACGGCAGCCAGCAGCCCATGCGGCCAATCATGATGTTGTCCTTTGGATACTTGCGCTGCAGTACCTTCGACCAGAGCTGTGCCTCCTCGTACGAGGGGAAGGCTCGCCGCACCTTGACGCCCCGAATGTTGCACTGGAAGTTGTTAGCTCGGTCATAGGACTCCTGCAGCTCCTTCTCGTGCTTCAGAAGGAACACCTGGTACTGCTCGGGGACATCCGTCTTCTTGATTTCGTCCTTATGCGTTGCCTCGAACTCCCGGAAGTCCTTCATGATCGAGTCGATGTCGATCGAGTACTTCTTCGACAGATAGGCCACAAAGTGCTCGACGCCCTTGACCTTCCAGTCATAATCCATCCACTGGATGAACTTCTTGAAAAAAAAGTCACGCTTCTGCTCGATAACCTTCTCGGGCGAGATGAACGACACTATGCAATAACGCTGGTTCGGCAGCTCGGGGTCCTCCTCGAGATAGTCTACGGGACCGTCAACATCGTGCGTAGGAAGTTCGACACGCTGCTTGCTGCTCATTATGAAATTACAGGACCCTTCTCTTTAAACGAAAAACTCTCTGCGTGTAATTATAAAAATGTGGGCACTGGCTATTTACGCAGCAGTTCTTTTCTTCGTGTTGACGCCGGGCGTGCTGGTCAGCCTCCCGCCGGGGGCGTCTCGCCTGACGGTGAACCTCACCCATGCGGCGGTGTTTGGCGTTGTGCTGGCCCTCACCCACAAGACGGTTTGCAGGCTGATCGGCGCACGCATGTAAAAACATACGTGCAGATAGACAAATGATCAAGGACGCCCTAGACACCGTCCTTATTTCGAACGTCAATTGGAAGGTAGGGACCTTTTCATTCCTTCCCATTGCATTTGGCGTCGCCATGGCGCTCGTCGACGTCGTCATGATGTTCACTGCAAAGTTCGTCCAGATGAAGAAAGTATCGTACGCTGCCGGGTTGACGCTCGCCACGGGCGTCTACACTCTCCAACCCTACCTCTTCATGAAAGCCATGAACTATCAAAACATGAGCGGAGCGAACCTTATTTGGAACATCTCTAGCAACGTCATCGTCACCCTGTCCGGTATTTTTATATTCGGAGAGTCAATTCGTGGCCTGCGCTGGCTTGCTATTCTCATGAGTCTGTTCTCATTGGGGCTCTTTGCATATACAGACAATTGACTCATGCGAAAAATTATCGTTGAATCAGTATAAAATGGACTCTTCCCCGAAAGCCGCATCTGCCGCACCTGCCCCCCCTGCCTTCGGAATTGACGTTGCCGACCTCGTCAAGCGCTTGGTCAAGTACGCCCTGGAGGGCCTTGCGGTCGGCATCGCCTGCTGGCTGCTCCCGGGCAAGAAGCTGCGTGTCGAGGAGATCGGCACGATTGCCCTGACTGCCCTCGCCGTGTTCGCCATCCTCGACATCTACGCCCCGTCTGTCGGTTCGTCGGCTCGCACGGGCGCCGGTTTCGGTCTGGGCGCCAACCTGGTCGGCTTCCCCGCACGCATGTAAGTAATTTCATCATCTAACGTTTTCAGGTATCGAGCCTAATGTCGTATAATGCTACTGCATAATAACACGTGGTACGTCGTCCCAGATCGACAGAATATACCTGCCGTCTGGATCATGCTCAAGGATTCTAAAAAAACGGCAAATGCCGCAATGGTAGAATGGCATGCAAAACAACGAAAAATAGCCGCACTGTTGTATCCGGTATTGAATAATGAGCAGCAGCACCAGCCCAACCACAAGTAACACGGTATTTATATCCCTGTTTCTTGTTGTTATTCTGATCCTCGCCGGAGGTCTTTTTTACGCAGATCAGCGATGGGCGACGCCCAACAGTAAGCTGTCTATGATCTTGACCGCCGCTTGGTTTACCCTCGTCGCTATCGTAATATTTGTTGGATTTTTCTGGGCGTTTCGTGGATTTCCCCCGGGCAGTCGCCTCGTCGTCGGAGAACTTCCGACTGAAAATGAACTTCTCGCCAATGAGGCCACCTTTATGTTTTTCTACACCGAGTGGTGTCCCTATTCGCAGGACGCCATTCCGAAAGTCAAGAGCCTGTCCGAAACCGTACAGGGCTCGACATATGGCGGTAAGATCGTAACGGTAAAGCTCGTGAACTGCGACAATGAACAAAGCACCTGCCGAACCTACGGCGTGTCGGCGTACCCTACGTATAAACTTATTACGGCTTCGAAGGCGTACGAATACTCGGGCCCGCCCCGGACAGCGACCTACGAGCAGTTTTTGGTGTCGGCGCTGGGCTCGAAAACTGCAGGGTCAAAATCCAAATAAAATTGACGAAAACACTCTGCTCCCCTCTGAATGACCGCCTCGGCATGTTCCTTGGAAGACCAAACATTGATTGCCGATGTTTCGTCGTCTATGAGCAGGCACGTCATTTTTGGGTACAACTCTCGAATTTTGTAGCACGCATGTAGCGACTTCAGGGAGTGAACTGTTTCCATAAAATGCTCGGGCTTTATCGGGATGGTTCGAGCGATCAGAAGAAATAGGGCACTGCAGCGAACGTCGTGGGGTATTACGTCCAAAATGTTGGAGCACATTGCTGAACCGTCGACGAAGGTCCCGCACGAAAACGAGTGTGGCGTGTACACCAACGGAATCGATGTCGACGAGCGCACGGCGTCCCACACGTGGACGTTTGAGCCAAAGACGACAGTTCGGGCATGTACGCAGTCGGAAGCGACAATATGCAACGGAATGAAGGCGTCTTCAATTCGGAGGTCATCGAACTTCATACCTTTCTTTGAAAAATCATGCCGCAACCTATCTCGTATCACGCTGCCGTCATCAAGCCCCTTCACTTCTGAAAAATTAAACACCGAACTCAGATTGGGCGGCGCAAGCGGGACTTCCGACCAACCTGCAATAATGTCCGTTATTTCGTCCGTTGAGAATCCGAAGGCAACGTAGGTACCTACGATAGCCCCGACTGAGATTCCATATACTCCACCTTGAAACAGCTTGTATACTTTGGGCTCGCCGGTCCGTCGTGCGAGCTCGGAGAGGGCGCCGACTTGAAGACCTCCCCGCATGCCTCCTCCGTTGAGAGCGAGAATCATTGCTGTTCTTTTCTCGGAAGTATGAAAATGCTTCGAGCCACCGACCTGTGGAAACAGCAGGAACAGCAGAAGACAGCAAGTATGCAGGCCATGCGACCCGTCCTCTCCAACCTCTGCAGCCAGATCAAACTACACGCAGCCACCAACCCAAATGCACCCTACATGGCCTACGATGTCCCGTCTTTTGTCTTCGGGTATCCTCTCTACAACCACCGAGAGGCAGTCGTGTATGTTAAAGAAACTCTCGAAGAACAAGGATTCAAGGTCTGGATTTCCGGAGTCTCCACCCTGCTGATTTCATGGATCAAACCAGGAAAGACGGCGACACGAGCGACTGCGAAATCTGCCGACTACCGACCATTCGTCTACGACGAGGCGGCTATGGAGGCTACACTCAGCCGGCTACGTTAAAATATATAACGTTAAAACGGACGTCAGGATAGACATGTCGGGATTGTGCACAAGCATGTGTGACCATCCCGAATTGTCGATTGTCGTGGACGAGGGGCAGAATGTGTGTACCCACTGCGGGAGCATCTTGGAGCAGGTTATTTCCGAAGGAGCTGAGTGGCGCTATTACGGTGCCGAAGACCGCAATGATGACCCATCCCGTGTCGGACTTGCGATCCATAAGCTTCTTCCCGAATCGTCCTACGGATCAATGGCGATGAATAAGAAAGTGAGTTCTCCGCAGTTCAAGAGCATCCAGCGGCTGTCGGCATGGTGCCTTGCCTCGCACTCCGAACGGTCGTGGCTCGCCGCACTTGAACTTCTCAACCAGTACGCATATCGCAACGGCTTCACGAAGGCCATTCTACAAGAAGCATGTGCACTCCTGAAAGCACAAGACGACGCCCTGAAACTGCGGGGCGAAACTCGACGGGCCCTTATGGGGGCCGTATTCTTCGTATCCTGTCGTCGATTTGACTGCTCTAGGACCCACGAAGAGATTGCAGACATGTTCAAGGTCAGCACACGATCCCTCTCGAAGGCCATCCAGCGCTTCGGGTTTGTAGCCGACGAAAACCCACTGCTGAAGACGCAACTCTCCTTGGCGGAGCGCATGATGAATGGGCTGTCCGTCAGCGAGGATCAACGGAGCGAGATACTCTCCAGTATTCGGGGCATCTTCAAGTCCCCCGACGAGGAACTGGAGCACACACCCAAGGTTATGGTGGCGGGGTTAATTGCGAAAGTAATGTCCAAAGGCATCACGGAAAAGGTAGCCCTTCGCAACTTCATGAAGGACTTTTCGAAGCATTCGGGAGTGTCGGTCGTCAGCGTTCAGAAGGTTATTACGTGCCAAGGTATGTGATCGTTATCACTGTATTCGTAGGCAAAATCATGTTATAACCTCCATTACTTGAAGCCGGCTGAGGTGCCGACGATAATTGGAATGTAGATCCGGGGGTGGGTACATTTAAAAATTCGGGGACTGTAGGTTGAACTGCACCGTTTGCAACATTGTTCTGCACTCCGGTGAGTACGAGCGGTCCTTCTTTTTGAAACAGCGTGTTCAAAAAGTACGCAAATTTGAAAGATACCGCCCCACTCCCGACCGGCGTTCCTCCGCCCCACCCTACGTTTGTCGTCCATATCGTTATCTGGTAATTTCCAGCCACTCCGAAGACCGCCTGCAGGGAGTCGTTGAGATACACGTACGGATTTCGCTTTGTAGTGGCTATGGTGAATGTGGGAGTTGAGAATTGTCCAGGCGTAGCATTTCCCAATGTAAATGCCTGCGTCGTCCTCAAAAACACACTCGTAGGTCCTGCGTAATCGGTAGTTATGACCTCACGTGTAACCCGGTTGTACGTGAGATTGTACAAGCCGGACGTCGTAACATCGCTGCGGATGGGAGCTACAAACAGCGAATCTGACTGGGCAGAGCTTAAATTATACCCCTGTGCGTTCAAAACAATTGTGTTGTTGTGCGACGCATATGCGTTTGCACCGATAGCCGTCGATTGGATTCCCGTAACTCCGATGTTCGTCCCGATTGCCGTGGAGTAAGTTCCACTATTTTGTGCGTTATCTCCGATCGCAATCGACGAGGGTGCTTGCCCGTTAGATCCAACATTGTAGCCGATCGCCACTGCTTTCGAACCTTGATTCGTGTTTCCGGCATAATATCCGATGGCCACCGCCCCCATGCTCTGGTCAGCATGCCCCGCCAGGCGTCCGATGGCGATTCCTAGCGTTTTTTGAGAACTTTTTCCGGCAAGCGTACCGATTGCAATTGCATCTTGGCCTTGATTCGCACCTATGTAGGCCTGCCCTCCGTCTTCATACCCTCTTCCGATCATAACTGCACCGGCTCCCTGACTCGTTGATGTGAGAAACCCGATTGCGACCGAATAGGATCCCTGGTCGCTTGAGGCCGTACCTGAACCGATCGCCACTGAACCGACCCCTTGTCTGTTTGAGCCCGACCCATTACCAATAGCTACAGAACCGGCTCCCTGCGAGGTAGACCCCGCATTCAAACCGATCGCCACCGCTCCCATACTTTGGTTTGTAGTGCCTGCGTTCTCTCCGATCGCCACCCCGTTCGCTCCCTGACCTGTGGCTCCGGCGTTTGCACCGAGGGTAATCTTCGCACTTCCGGACTGATAGGCACCGTTGCTCCAGTAAAGGTAGTCGCCTGTGTAGGTTCCCGACGGTAGGATCGTCCCGCCGCCGCCGCTTGGGGTCGTGCCGTACGTGATCTCCTTTGTCGTGTTGTTGTAATATATCGAATAGGCACCGATATTGCTGCGCACGGGCTCTACAAAGAAACCTAGTGTAGAAGAGTTTAAAGGATTCGCGGATGCATTCAAAATAATAGAGTTTGCAGCCTGTGAATTATAGCCCGCATCATTGCCAATGGCTATAGACCATGCACCCTGGGAAGCACTGAGCCCATACCCTGCTCCTTGCCCGATTGCGATAGCAGACTGGCCTTGATCATTATACCCCGCTTGACTCCCGATTGCGATAGCATAGTCGCGTTGATCATAACGCCCTGCTTGAACCCCGATTGCGATTGCACTTTGCCTTTGATTACTTGACCCTGCTACAGCCCCGATTGCGATTGCGTTAGATTGTTGATTATTACTCCCCGCCTGAAAGCCGATCGCAGTCGCATATTGTCCCTGGCTTATACTCCCAGCGTAGGAACCAAGAGTAATATTTGAACCGCCTACAGCGTAGGCCGTGTTATTCCAGTACAGGTAGTCTCCGTAAAATGATCCGGGCGGGAGCGTGCCGGATCCGCTTGGGGTTGTACCGTACGTGATCTCCTTTGTCGTATTGTTGTAATATATCGAATACGCACCGATATTGCTGCGCACGGGCTCTACAAAGAAACCCCGTGTAGAAGCGTCTAAAGAATTCGTAGATGCATTCAAAATAATAGAGTTTGCAGCCTGGTAATTGCAGCCGGCATATGGGCCGATGGCCACCGCACTCCCTCCTTGGCTCACATTTCCGGCATAATGCCCAATGGCCACCGCATTCCCTCCTTGGCTCACATTTCCGGCATAATGTCCGATGGCCACCGCACTCCCTCCTTGGCTCACATTTCCGGCATAATACCCCATCGCAACTGCGTTGGTTCCTTGTCTAATCTTTCCAGCTTCCCTCCCTATCGCAACTGCGTTTGATCCTTGCAAGATTAAAGCAGCTTCGCTCCCTATCGCAACCGCATCAGCTCCTTGGCCAAACTGTGCGGCACCCCACCCTATCGCAACCGCATCAGCTCCTTGGCTAGACTCTGCGGCACCCAACCCTATCGCAACTGCGTTGGTTCCTTGGTTCGAAGTTCCGGCAGAGCGCCCCATCGCAATCGCATAGTTTCCTTGGCTTATACTCCCGGCGAACGACCCGAGCGTAATGTTCACGTCGCCTACAACGTACGCACTGGTATTCCAGTACAGGTAATCTCCGAAATCTGTACCGTTCGGAAGAGTGGTGCCGCCGCTGCTCGGAGTCGTGCCGTACGTGATCTCTTTGGTCGTGGGATTGTAGTAGAGTGACGACAGTGTCACTGTCGGCCGAATCGGTGCAATATACAGACCAGAGTTCGTCGCATTTAACGATACGCCCGTCGCATTCAGTATTATAGAGTTTGCGATTTGGCTACTGACACCTGCGTAAGCCCCGATTGCGATGGAGTTCGACCCTTGATAATCGTGCCCTGCGTTAATGCCGATAGCGACAGCCCTGGGAGATTGCGTGAGCGCCCCCGCCTCCGTACCGATCGCAATGTTGTTGTCCATCTGCGAGTTTGATCCTGCCCGCACTCCGATTGCCACCGAATTAGACTGACCCACACTCGACGCTTCTCCGGCCTGAGCCCCGAGCGTCACGTTTGAGCTTCCGACGACATACGAAAACCCGTTCCAGTATATGTAATCTCCGTTGTATGTTCCGGTCGGAAGCTCAGCCTGCACGATGCCACCGTTGACTCGAAACAGGTAGTTTGTACTGGCGTCTCCGATGAATACGTTACCCCGGAGATTGGTATCTAATTGTACTTCAAACTGCCCCGAACTACCATTAAATGTGTACGATGGCACGAATACGTTGCGGACGAGATTTACGTCCGCAGACGAAGCATAATACGTAGTGTCTCCCATTAATTATCGTCTCCACAAGTATTTAACTACTTTCTACGCCTATATATAATGTCGTCGTCGTCCTCCACAAAGTACACGCTCTTCCCTATTCCATCTCGTGAGTCGGGACTGTATGCGCTGTACAAGCAGAGCGTGGCGTCTTTCTGGACCCCCGAGGAAATTGATTTTAGTAAAGATATGAATGACTGGGATAAACTGACCTCAAATGAACAGAGATTTCTCAAACAAATTCTAGCGTTTTTCGCCGGAGCAGACGGCATCGTGCAGGAGAACTTGGCGACCCGATTCCAGCGTGACGTGGATTCTCCCGTCGCAAGGCTCTTCTATGCATTCCAGAACGCCATGGAGGGGATACATTCGGAAATGTACTCCCTCCTCATCGACAAGTATGTCGTAGACAAGGCCGAACAGGACCTTTATTTTCGGGCCATCGATACGATCCCATGTATAGCCAAGAAGGCAGACTGGGCCCTCAGGTGGATCTCCTCCGACAAGTCGTTCGCCACCCGCCTCGTGGCCTTTGCCTGCGTCGAAGGTATTTTTTTCAGTGGCGCTTTCTGTGCAATTTACTGGATCAAGAAGCGTGGCCTCCTGCCCGGGTTGACATTTTCAAACGAACTCATTTCACGTGACGAGGGCCTGCATACGCTGTTTGCAGTCGAGATGTACAAGCTCGAGACGGAAAGACTGAACAGCGACACCATTCACGAAATCATCAACGACGCCGTTCGCATCGAAAAGGAGTTCATCTGCGATTCTCTGCCCTGCTCTCTCATCGGTATGAACGCTGCACTGATGACGCAATATATTGAGTTTGTGGCCGACCGTCTCGCCGTTCAGCTCGGTGCTCCCAAGATTTACAATGCGCATAATCCGTTCGACTTTATGGAAATGATCTCGATGGAGGGCAAGGGTAACTTTTTCGAGCGCAAGATATCCGACTACTCCAAGGCGGGCGTGGGGGCCAAGCAAGAGGATATGGTTATCCGCACCGACCTCGAAGATTTTTAGTGAGCGTGATCTCAACATTGTTCTTGCGGGTCAGAGCTACGTGCGCAGTTCTCCCGAATGCGGCGAAGGATATTTTGCCGTTCCACGGTTCGCCAGTGCGGATATACGGATCCAGCTTCGATTTAAGCTCCTGAATCTCCGGAGACTCGTAGGGGATGCCCAGATCGCCGGTAAGTTTCTTGAGGACGACTATGCTCTGTCGAAGGCGTTCGGCGGTCCCGTCGGCGGTTCCCTCGGACATTTTGTCTTCCATCAAGCGTTTAATCGTAAAGTAATTACTGGCCTTGTCTAGTAAATGGTCGAATTCATTCACGGTATCGTTGCGCTTCTCGCCGGAGTTATCCTCGTCCTGGCGGCCACGGTGGCGTGGCTGTACGTCCAGCAGTCCCGCACAATGCACGCCGTCAACGCCCTTGCGGTTGCAATCACAACTCCACCCCCGTCCTTCATGACGGCGGCTGCCTCCCAGCTTGAACCGGATGCAGAGCCCGAGCCGGAGCCGGAGGCGGCGGAGGCGGAGGCGGCGGAGGCGGAACTGGAGTCTGCAGTCCCAGCTGTGGAAGCTCCCGTGGAGTTAGGGACGGAAGCGCCGGCAGAATGCATCGAGGTCCCTGTACTGAGTGCCGACGACGACCGCATATCCGTCCACGAAGTCAACGACGCCCCTCCATCCGATGCGATCGAAAGCGTACAGGGCAAGACGATCGCCCAACTGCGGGATATACTTAAAGCCAAGGGCATTCCGTTTAACAAGAGCGATAAGAAACCGGTTCTAATTTCTCTGGTTCAGATATCAAGCTAGAATGAAAATCGTGAGTTTTGATATTGGCCTTCGCAACCTTGCCGTATGTGTCTTTGAAGGCACGAACCGCAAGGATGTGCGTATTCTCCATTGGGACGTTTTTGACGTCATCGGTGAAAAGAACGGCGTCGACAAACCGATGTGCTTCAAGTGCAAGAAACCCGCAATGTGGAGTGGTTCCGATAACACGTTTGCATGTTCAAAGCACTGCCCGAAGACTGCCCAGACGACCAAGACGTCCCTGAACAAGAAGGGTGTCGTCGAATTACAGGAGTTGGCGAGGGGATACGGTATTGATGCCGTGCAGAAGAAACCGATGCTCGTGACCGCTATTTATAACCACCTGCATTCGAGCGGATGGACAAAGTTCAAGGGCAACGCCGGAAAGGCCGCTGGCGACTCCGTTCTGTCTATGGACAAGGACATTGTCGCCACGCTCGATCGGCGCACGGACTGGTGGACAGGATCCGATCTCGTAATTTTTGAAAACCAACCAAACCGCCGCATGTTTGCAGTACAGGCAATGCTACATATGTACTTTGCGTGCAAGAATTATAAGACGAAAGGCGTGTCGGCTATTCATAAGCTCGACAATACGGTCAGCGCTGACGATTCGACACACACGTATCGGGGTCGCAAGAAGACAGGTATTGTTCACTGCGAAGCCCTCTGCCCGCCCACCAACCTCCCCTTTTTCCGGAGCCATCGCAAGAAGGATGACCTTTCCGATTCGTTTCTACAGGGCTTATATATTTTAGAGCATATAACTGCGTTTCAGTCTTAAGAACAGGATGCCCGAATCCTATAATGAGTGAGATACCTGGTGCCGACCTACTGATGAATTCCAACGTGACGACTGCAGCCCCATCGTCGACCAGCCTTCCTGAACTGGAGAGCGTGTCGCTTGATTTTTCCAACCTCCCGGAACTCGGGTCTTCCTCCGCCCCGCCCGAAAAGCCCCGCCTCGTGCCATCTGTCGACGACGTCGGCCAGACCAAGTCGTGGGACGGTCTTGAAAACTTGAACGCTGAGGCCTATCTCAAACCCGTCACGTCCCAGCCCAAGTTGTCCGAGGATGCGCTCGCCAAGCGGAAATACGAACTGCTGCGCAAGTTTGAGCGTCTCGGCAAGATGGGCGTTCCGATCCGCAAGCGCTTCACGATGGACTCGCCGCTCGACGAGATGGAGATGGAGCTCGAGTTTGTGCGGAAGGAAAAGGCCATGGATTCCACAATTAAGCAGTTCAGCGAGTGGTTCATCACGGGTATGTCGGCACTTGAGTGGGGTTCCAAAAACGTGAACATGCTCAAGATGTTTGGCCTGCAGCTCGACGGCCTCTCGCAATCGGCGCAGATGAACGTTGGTGATCTCGAGGAGGACTTTGAGGAGCTTTACGACCTGTACGGCGACAAGATGCGGATGCACCCTCTCGTCCGCATTCCGATGCGCACATGCTTCATGGTCTATATGGTGCACCTTACAAACCAGATGGCCATGAAGGCGCCGGTTCCGAACATCGAGGAGATCCTGAAGCAGAACCCTGACATTGCACGTCAGATGGCGGCACAGGCGATGCAGAATCAGACGCAGCAGTTCCGTGCGCAGGCTCAGACGCAGCAGCAGGTCCAGGTCCCGGTGTACTCGCCGCCGCCTCCACAAATCCCCCGGCCTTCTCCTCCGGCCCCACCGCCAGCGGCCAACCCTCTGGCCGGCCTCATGTCGTTCCTGGGCGGAACGACGCAGCCTCCGCCGCCTCCTAAATTGGCGCCCGCTCCGTCGCCACCTCCCAAATTGGCGCCTGTCCGTGAAATGAAGCCACCATCGGGAATGGGTATTGGAGATATTCTGAAGAGCATTCGAAAAGAGGAAAAGAAAATTAACACCACGCCCGTTCCGGCCCCGAGTCCTGCTCCGAAATCCGCACTCAAAAAGACCGTGCCGAGTGGAGGAGACAGCGTCGCCAGTGGCGGATCTCGCAAGTCCCCGAAAAACTCGGTGGTAATTAAGTTGTAAGTGTCTGAATCAAAGCTTTGAGTTCCGCAATTTGTTCCGATTGTTGCTTTACAATCGCATACACATCCTGCACCGCTTTGATAGTTGGAGTGATCAATTCTTCGTATCGCACTCCTTGGATTCCGTTCATATTGTTCGTGGATTGCGAATGGGAAATACAAACATATATCGCCGAATCAATACTGAGATCGTCAAGAACGGTTTTGACCTCCTGTGCGATCAGACCCTGATGCGTTCGAACTCCGGGTGATTTTACAGCATGTGAAACATCGGCGGGGGGTGTAAGGCTGATGACTGACCTATCTCTCCATTGAAACTCGACGGGTCTAAGACGGTTTATGAAATCAATCCCGAGAGTTGTATCCGATACATTTGTTTTCAAACGAAGATCGGATACAGGTGGGTTATAATATATTTCTTTCGTTGTTATATCGTATTGTAATGTATATGTTATATCTGCACCGGAATTAACCGGGTTTACGAAGAACCCGGCGTGATCCGTTGCATCCAAAACTTGGTTGCCTGCATTCAGGATTATAGATCCTGAGATTTGATTCGTTAATCCTGCTTGGGATCCTATCGCAATTGCATACTCTCCTTGGCTAGCATTTCCGGCAGCCGACCCTATCGCAACCGCATAAATTCCTTGGCTCACATTTCCGGCAGCCGACCCTATCGCAACCGCATTGGCTCCTTGGCTCCAACTTCCGGCATTGGATCCTATCGCAACCGCATTGGATCCTTGGCTCGAATAGCCAGCACTAATCCCCATCGCAATCGCAGTCTCTCCTTGGTTCCCATTTCCGGCTTCCGACCCTATCGCAACTGCATAAATTCCTTGTCTCGCTTCTCCGGCTTCCGACCCTATCGCAACTGCAAAGTCTCCTTGGCTCACATTTCCGGCAGCCGACCCTATCGCAACCGCATAAATTCCTTGGCTCAGATTTCCGGCAGACGACCCCACCGCAACCGCATAGTCTCCTTGGCCTTCATGTCCGGTAAAAGGTCCTATCGCAACCGCACTCTCTCCTTGGCCTTCAAGTCCGGAAAAGGGTCCTATCGCAACTGCATAAATTCCTTGGCTCACATTTCCGGCATTATTCCCCATAGCAACTGCATAGTCTCTTTGGCTCGCACTTCCTGCATTATTCCCCATCGCAACCGCACTCTCTCCTTGGCTCACATTTCCGGCACCCGACCCTATCGCAACCGCATAGTCTCCTTGTCTCACATTTCCGGCATTATTCCCCATAGCAACCGCATTGGATCCTTGGCTCATATTACCGGCAGCCAACCCTATCGCAATCGCATAGTCTCCTTGGCTCGCACTTCCGGCAAAGTGCCCCATCGCAACCGCACTCTCTCCTTGGCCTTCAAGTCCGGAAAAGGGTCCTATCGCAACCGCATAAATTCCTTGGCTCACATTTCCGGCATTATTCCCCATAGCAACTGCATAGTCTCCTTGGCTCGCATTTCCGGCATAATATCCCACTGCAACCGCACTCTCTCCTTGGTTCGCATTTCCGGCATTATTCCCCATAGCAACCGCACTCTCTCCTTGGTTCGCATTTCCGGCATTATTCCCCATAGCAACCGCACTCTCTCCTTGGCTCACATTTCCGGCACCCGACCCTATCGCAACTGCATAAATTCCTTGGATAGTCCTTCCAGCACCCGGTCCTATCGCAACCGCATAGTCTCCTTGGCTCGCATTTCCGGCATAATATCCCATCGCAACTGCACCCTCTCCTTGGATCTCTTGTCCGGCATTATTCCCCATCGCAACCGCATAAGCTCCTTGGCTCGCATTTCCGGCAGATTGTCCTATCGCAACCGCATTGGCTCCTTGATCGGAAAATCCAGCAGAGTTCCCCACTGCAACTGCACCGTTTCCTTGGCTCTCATTTCCGGCAGAGTTTCCCACTGCAACTGCACCGTTTCCTTGGCTCACATTTCCGGCAGAATACCCCATCGCAACTGCACTCTCTCCTTGGTCGGAAAATCCGGAATTGGGTCCTATCGCAATTGCATAAATTCCTTGGCTCGCATTTCCGGCATTGGATCCTATCGCAACCGCATAATTTCCTTGGCTAGAATTTCCGGCATAATATCCCATCGCAACCGCATTGGATCCTTGACTCGCACTTCCGGCAAAGTGCCCCATCGCAACCGCATAAATTCCTTGGCTCGCATTTCCGGCATAATATCCCATAGCAACCGCACTCTGTCCTTGGTTCGCATTTCCGGCATTATCCCCCATAGCAACCGCATTGAATCCTTGGTTCGCATTTCCGGCATAATATCCCATCGCAACCGCAGAGAATCCTTGGCTCGCATTTCCGGCATTGTTCCCTATCGCAACTGCATAAATTCCTTGGCTCGCATTTCCGGCAAAGTGCCCCATCGCAACCGCATAGTCTCCTTGGCTCGCTTCTCCGGCACCCGACCCTATCGCAACCGCATTGGATCCTTGGCTCGCTTCTCCGGCACCCGACCCTATCGCAACTGCATAAATTCCTTGGCTAGAAAGTCCGGCACTAATTCCTATAGAAATCGCATAAATTCCTTGGCTCACATTTCCGGCAGCCGATCCTATCGCAACTGCATAGTCTCCTTGGCTCACATTTCCGGCATTATCCCCCATAGCAACCGCATTGGATCCTTGGCTCTCTTGTCCGGCACCCGACCCTATCGCAACCGCAGCGAATCCTTGGCTCTCATTTCCGGCAGCTGACCCTATCGCAACCGCATAGTCTCTTTGGCTCGTGTTTCCGGCAGCTGACCCTATCGCAACCGCATTGGATCCTTGGCTCACATTACCGGCAGCCAACCCTATCGCAA